AAAAGTCTTGAGCATGAGTTGTCTTTCTGGCGGTCTCAGTTTCGGTTGACGCAGACGGAAGAATCTGCTCAACAGTGTGAAAAGATTTATAATATGATACAGGAGGAGAAGCGTGCCGTTCAAGAGCAAGAAGCAAAAAATTTGGATGGCGATAAACAAGCCTAAGTTGCACAAGAAGTGGGTGAAGAAGTACGGGAAGAAGATTAAAAAGAAATGAACATCCCTTTTGAAGACGCTGTGAATTTCATTGAAAAAGACAATGCTGATTTCTCGTTGGCGTTAAGTCACATGGGGTTTTGTTCCGAGGGGGATTTCCCCTTCAGGATGAGTAAAATCGTGAACGGTGTCACTTTATGGCCTCCTGTTGACATCCACCCTGGGGCTAAGATCGGTAAGGGGACGATGATCGGAAGGTACACGAACATCATGGGGGATGTGGTCATAGGAAAGAATGTCAGGATTCAGGGGTTTTGTTACATTCCCGACTGTGTGGAGATCGGTGACAGGGTGTTTATAGGGCCGGGGGTAATTTTCACCAATGTGAAGCGTCCGAAGGTTCGTGGGAGCATGATGAAGCACCGTGACGGGAAGATCGTGATAGAGGATGATGCGAGTATTGGTGCGGGTGTTGTGATTGGTCCTGGGGTGAGGATTTCTAAAAACGTTCTTGTTGGTATGGGGGCGGTTGTTACGAGGGATTTAAAGGAAGGGACTCACGTTGGAGTTCCTGCCAGACTGACGAAATAGCCTGACGGGGCTTTTTCATAGCAAAAATGGGGCGCGTAGGAGCCTACGATCTTACGTTGCCCCTTTTTGCGTTGGGATTATGGACAAACTACACGAGCAAATGCAGGAGGCTTTAGGGCAGACGAGTCAATTTGCCACGTTGGACGGTAAATTGAAGCTGTCCAAGGCTATTTTCAATCACATTCGGTCGAATCTTTTCCCTAAGAACGATTATGAGAAAACCCCCGAAAAAAGAGCTTGAGAAATACAAAGAGGACTTAAAGAAGTTCGCGGAGTATGAGGTCATCAAGCAAAGGCTCAAGGAAGACAACAGAATTGAGTTCTTCACGACCTCTCCCAATCCAGGTCCTAACCCTAAGCAGGCTCAGGTGCTTGAAGCCTTTATTGACCCATTCTATAAAACCCTAGGCCTTTCGGGGGGCAACAGAATGGGCAAAACAACAATATTGACCTTGTTGGGTATTTCGGTAATCGTCGGGAAATATCTTTGGTCGGATCAATCTCTCTTACACCTTTTCCCACACAACTTTCCTAGGAAAGTCAGATATATAGGCCAGGGGTGGAATGACCACATAAAAGCGGTGGTCATTCCTGAGATTTACAAATGGTGGCCCAAGAACCGAAAGGTCAAGACGAGAGGAAACGGTGTTATTACGGACACGTTCTGGCAGGACGAGAAGACGAAGGGCACGTTTGAGATCATGTCTAATAACCAGCAGCCCAAGGAGCATGAGGGGTGGTCTGGTGATCTTAACCTCTATGACGAGCCGTGTCGAAGAGAGATTTACGTCGCCAACGCCCGTGGTCTGGTGGATAGGAACGGGCGCGAGGTGTTTGCCGCGACCCTTTTGGATGAGCCATGGATTGACCGTGAGATTGTCAGAAAGATGGTGGATGGGAAACCGGACAAAAGGGTGTTCTGGGTGGAAGGTTCGTCATACGATAATGTTGGATACGGTATTTCTAAAGAGGGTCTGACGGAATTTGCCGATAAACTTGGAAAAGACGAGCATGACGCCCGTATTAAGGGCATCCCGTCATATAAATCGGGTCTAATTCTTAATTTCAACCGGAAATACCGCGACAGGGGCGGGCATCTGGTGGAGAGGTTTGAAGTTCCTTTGGATTGGATGGTTGACATCTCGATCGACATTCATCCGAGAAAGGAACAGGCGGTTTTGTTCTTGGCTACAGATCCACGAAACTACAAATACGTTGTTCAGGAGATTTGGGAAAACGGCAATGCGAAATGGGTGGCTGAAGCGATCATCAAGGCTGTCAAGTATCATTCTTATCGGGTTAATCGGGTTGTCATTGATCCTCTGGCAAAGGGTGATGGAAACAATGACGAAAGCATGTACGAAATTATTGCCAAGATTTTAATGCAGAACGGGCTTACCCTTGAAACTGCGACGAAGGACAAGGAACAGGGGATTTTAGAGATGAAGACCCACCTGAAAGGCCCGAATAACGAACCTTCCCTGTTCTTTTTTGACGACCTTAGAAGAACGATTTACGAAATAGAGGGGTGGATGTGGGACAAGGACACCCAGAAACCTCAGAAGATCGATGACGACCAAATGGAAAATTTATATCGCCTTCTTCTCTTAAACACCAAATGGACGGAACCATTTGATTTTTATGCCGCTTATGAACAAAAACCTTCTTTTATGACAGGAAGAGACGCGGTTACGGGATATTGAGCACAATATAATAAGGTACAAACATGAAGATTGAAGACCTGATCGGCAAAACGAACATAGCGTCATTACTTGACGATGAGATGTTGGGAAAGATCGCTTATGACGTTGACACCGGCTATGAGATAGACAAGGACAGCCTTGACCAGTGGAGTTCAAAGAACAAAGAAGCGGTCAAGCTGGCCGAACAGGTGTGGGAGCAAAAGTCGGTTCCGTTTGAAAACGCTGCTAATGTGAAATATCCTGCCATTTCGATAGCGTCCATTCAGTTTGCCGCAAGAGCCTATCCTGAGTTCGTGAAGGGAAACGACATCGTAAGGGGTCTTGTTGTGGGTGAAGACCCTGATGGGATGAAGGCGGCTAAAGCCTACAGGGTCGGCCAGCACATGAGCTATCAGTGTATAAACGAAATGACCGAATGGGAGGAGGACACCGACAAACTCTTAACCCACCTTCCGATTTTGGGAACCGCTTTCAAGAAAACTTTCTTTTCCAATATTCTTAAAAGAAACGTGTCCGAGTTTAAAAGGGCGAACGATCTTGTCATAAACTACGGGGCAAAGAGCATGGAAACCGCTCCACGGATGACGGAGCAGTTCACCTTATATCCAAACGAGATAGAAGAAAGAATCAGATCCGGTGTGTTCGTAAAATGGGATTACGGAAACGCGACAACCGCAAAAGACGACAAGGAAGTCAACACTCAAGATCCACATCAGGAACATCTTTTCTACGAACAGCACACGTTAATCGACCTAGACAACGACGGTTATAAAGAGCCGTACATCGTCGTTTACCACAAAGACACCCAAAAGGTTGTCAGGATCGTTGCAAGATACAAACCCGGCAGCATTTCCTACGGCATGAAAAACAGGATTGCCAAGATAGACGCCGATCAGTATTACACTAAATTTTCATTCATGCCCTCAATATCCGGTTCGATTTACGACACCGGGTTTGGGGGGCTTCTCTTGCCTATCAACTCCACGATAAACACCCTCATAAATCAGCTTTTAGATTCCGGAACCCTTTACAACCACAACGCGGGGTTTTTGGGCAAAGGTATTCAATTAGGTCGGGGCCGTGGTGGTGGGATGCTCGACTTTAAACTTGGCGAATGGAAGCCGGTCAACTTTACAGGAGATGACCTCAGAAAGCACATCGTCCCACTCCCGGTCAAAGAACCGTCGATGGTCTTATACAACCTTTTGGGGTTCATGGTCAACGCCGGTGAGAAATTAAGCTCAGTTACCGAGATTTTAACTGGAGAACAGTCCAACGAAGCCGAAAGGCCGACCACGACGTTAGCGAGAATCGAGCAGGGCTTGAAGGTGTTCTCATCCATCCACAAAAGGTTATACAGGGCGTTCAAGTCGGAATACAAGAAGCTGTTCGCCTTAAATCAGATTTACCTTCAGGATCAGAACTATTTCAGGGTTTTAGACACCCCGATGGCTGTGGCGAGGGTGGACTATGATTCTAAGAGCTTGGACATCGTTCCGGTGGCTGACCCGAACGAAACGACCAACACACAAAAATTAATCAGGGGTCAGATCTGGATGGGCATGAAGGGTCAGGGGTTTAACGATGCCGAGATAAACAAGAGGTTTGCGGAAGCCATGCAGGAGCCGGAACCTGAGAAGTTATTGAACGCTCCCCCTCCCCCGCCAGACCCGAAGGTTGAAATCGAGATGCGCAAGTTGGAATTAGAAGCTGATAAGTTTCAGTTTGAGATGCTTAAGTGGGAAGGCGAGAGGGCGGAAAGACACGCCAAGGTCATGAGCCTTATCGCCAAGGCAGAGCAGAGTTTGGCCCAGGCAGAGGCCCAAGAACCCGGGAGACAACTTGAATTATACAAAGCGCATTTGGACGCTTTAGTAAAACAATACCAGATAGATAACCAAGCAAAACAGGCAGAGAAAAATGCAAACAACAAAGGAACAGTGGCAAGAGTGGCGTCAAAGTGAGGTCACGAAGGAATGGTTTGAACTGATAAAGTGGCGGATATCTCAATACGAGCAAAGGACGCCACCTTATATAAAAGACCACGACAAGGGATGGCAGGAAGAGGTCTTAGTTCTGGCAGGAAGGCATCAGGAATTAATGGAACTTTTACAGACAGATTACGAGGATATGAAATGAACATCAAGCCAGTCGAATTTAAAGTATTAATCAAACCGGATAAGGTTGAAGGACAGACAAGGGGCGGACTTTACCTTCCTGACTCTGCAAGAGACAAACAGCAATTTGCGGTTGACAGGGGTGAGGTGATTTCCGTTGGAGAAGGTTTTTTCAGGGATTTGCCCGGCCCCGCGCCGAAGGTGGGTGACAGGGTGATATTCAATCGTTATGCGGGGTCTCTTATCACGATTGACGAGGGCGAAGGCAGAGTAGATTACAGATTGATTAACGATAAAGACATTTGTGCAATTTTGGAGGAATGATGGAAATTCAGGAAGAATTAGAAGTTCAGGGCGAAGTTCCCGATGTTCCACATGAAACAAAGGAAATTTCACCGGAGATTATAGAACGTGCGCGAATGATGGGCTGGCGTCCGAAGGAGGAATTCCCCGGCGACCCGTCAAAGTTCACCCCTGCCGACAAGTATGTTGAAAGGGCTGAAACCTTGATGCCGGTTTTAAAGTCTCAGCTTGGAAAGTATGAAGATAAAATTTCAATTCTTGAGGCTACGGTGGAAAGCCAGAAGAAAACAACCGAACGGCTTTTGAAGATGTCGGAAACGGTTCAGCAAAGGGCTTACGAACAGGCTAAAAGAGAATTAACGCAACAGCAGGTTCAGGCGGTGGCTGACGGTGATGTGGAAAAATGGCAGAAGCTCGAAGATCAGAAAGAGAAGCTGCCGAAACCTGAAATAATCGAAGCCGAAAAGCCTGTTGAGAATCCGATTTTTAACCAGTGGAAAACTGGAAACGAATGGTATCTTACGGATAAAAAAATGACCCTTTTTGCCAACGCTTTTGCACAGGACTATTGGGCGCAGAATCCGAATCTGTCATATGACCAGGTGCTTAAAGTCGTTGAAAAAGAGGTAAAAGAAACTTTCCCGTCTAAATTTGATAACCCTAACAGGAACATACCCTCCGCGGTGGATGGCGGTACGAATCGTGAGATTACGACCAAGCAAACCGGAAAGTCGTTTAACGACCTTCCTGCCGACGCCAAGGCGATGTGTGTGCAGAATGTCGAACAGGGTCTTTACAAATCAAAAGAGGATTGGGTCAAAGCATATTTTGAGGAGGAATGATGGAAGAACAGGCAGAAAAAGAAATGTTTAGGTGTTACATATGCAATGAGTCGGAGTTTGATTCAAAACAGAAACTCAGTGTTCATCAGACCCATTGCAAATTAAAACATCCCGACAGGCTGGAAAGATCGACAAGGGTACCTTTTGGGGTTCCGGTGAAAAGGTTTAACGTACCGGACAATGATGGGTTTCATTACCATGTGTTTAACGACAACTGGCGCAAGGAACCCGGTAGAATCCAAAGGGCGCTGTCTGCGGGATATGAGATTGTTGAGCACGAAAAGTCAGGTGAAACAACAGGCACGAATGACGATGGGAGCGAAATCAAGGGTGTTTATATGAGAATCCCGAAGGAATTGTACGATCAAGACCAGGCATTGAAACAGCGTGAAATTGACAAAGTTGACGAACAAATAAAAAGAGGAAACTATCAGGTCAGCGGCGCTTTGCAGGGCGCGACCTACAAGCCCTCTAAAACTCATTAAGGAGAATAAAAATGGCTAATCCTACAGGGGCGTTTGGTCTAAGACCAGTACGCTATTTGAATGGGAACCCCTATAACGGGGCCACGGTCCCCTGTTATTGCAGTTCCTCATACGCTACCGCGATGTTTATCGGTGATCCTGTTCTGGTCACTGCGACAACTGCACAGAGGGACGCTACGCTGCGTTATCCGACTATCAACGTGTCGGCGGGAACCGATGGAACGATTATTCTTGGGGCGATTATCGCTTTCGCTCCGAATCCTGACAATCTATCACAAAATTACAGACCTGCTTCTCAAGAGAGAATCGCCTATGTTGCAATGGGTGAAGACCTCGTATTTGAAGCGAGAGGGAATGCTGGCGCGACCCCGGATAAAAACATCATCTGGAACAACGCCGGTCTGATCGCCACTGCCGGTGGCAGCACAGTAACAGGAATTTCGGGCTTTCATCTTGACGAAGGAACGACAACCACTCCGGCGGCAAACCAGTCATTTCCATTGATAATCATCGGTATTTCGAGCGCACCCAACAACGAGATTGCGACGAGTACCATTTATGAAGTTATTTTAAATACCTACAACAACGCTGTTGGCGACAAACTTGGCATTGTAGGCGCATAAAGGAGATAAAAGATGGCTGTTATTTTTACTGGAAACCATCCGAAGGCTCTTTGGCCTGGTGTCAAGGCGTGGTTCGGAGTCGGCTATGGCGAACATCCTGAAGAATTCCGTGACCTGTATGATATCGAAACATCGAGCCAGGCATGGGAAGAGGATGTCCAATTAAAAGGTTTTGGTTTGATGCCGGAAAAACCGCAGGGAACATCTACGGTCTATCAGGGCCAGAACCAGGGCTACATTTCAAGATACACCCACGTTGCGTACAGCCTTGGGTTCATCGTGACTTACGAGGAATTAACGGACAACCTGTATGCGAAAGTGGCCGGGTCAAGGGCCAAGGCTCTTGGATTCGCGAAGCGGCAGACTAAGGAAACGGTTGCCGCCAATGTCTATAACCGTCATGCGACTGCGGGATACACCGGCGGTGATGGGGTGGTTCTGTTATCGACCTCTCATCCGTCTTCTGCCGGTAACTGGAGCAACATTCTGAATCCGGCGGCTGACCTTTCCGAAGCGGCTCTTGAGGATTTGTGCATTCAGATCATGGGCGCTGCCGACGATATGGGCAACAAGATCGCCCTACAGCCGATGAGTCTGCATGTACCGAGACAGTTGTGGTTTGAAGCAAACCGCATCTTAAAAAGCGTTTTGCAGAATGATACTGCCAACAACGCAATCAACGTGCTGAAGAGCACTAACGCGATTCCCGGCGGCATCAAGGTGAACCACTATTTCACCGACGCGGACGCTTACTTTATCCGCACCAATTGTCCCGATGGTATGAAGGGCTATCAAAGAGATTCCTTCGACCTGAAGAGGGACAATGATTTCGATACGGACAACGCAAAAGCGAAGACATACGATAGATACGTTTTTTACTGGTCAGACCCACACGGATTATACGGTAGTCCAGGAGCTTAAGATATAACTACCAGTAATCATTAGGAATAATAAAATAGGCAAATAAACAAAATAACTTGACTCCTTATCGACTTCGACATTAGATAGGTTAAAACCAAGATAAGGAGTCAATAACAA